TATTCACATTGGCAGTTAGGCAAGGGTAATATTCCAATTAATTCTAAATATAGTTTATTGGTTGAATCATTACCAATTGAAGTATTTTTAACGGATGAAGGGTATTGTGCAGTTTATGAACCATTAGCAGAATTAGATTATGGCAACTCACAAGAAATAGCAATATCTAATCTCTGGTTAAAATTGGAAGAATATTATGACTCCTTGCTTGAAAGAGAGGGAAAATTATCTATGGCTTTGCAGTCTGAGTTAGATCATATAAAAAAGTTTATGGGGTAAAGCATGTCATTGCTAAGCACAGCAATGTTTATTACAAAGATGTAACTCAAATCTCCACCATACTCATTTTGAACGCAAAGTGAGTGTGGTTGTACTAATTTTGTTGCAATAATATATCAGAAATGATATTTCGATGCTACGAAAAGTACAATCTATTATGATTTGATTATTAACATTTACTATCAAAAACTATCAAGTTTTTTTGTGATAGATATTATGATTATGATAATCATCGGCGGCTTATTGGCATTTTATCGGCTGATTAATGGTGTATAATATATTTAGTCATGAGCAGGTGATGGCGCGCGCGGCTTGGCATGACCGCGAATCACTGCGAAAGTGTGATTCTGAATCCTCCGCTCATCGATGAGTGAGTGACAGGATTCACTTGGCGCATCGCCTCAGTACCGCTGGCTTCATGCCAGCGAAGGCGATTGAGGATAGTGTAACCTCTAATGGGCTTGTAGTGATAATGGGAGCATGCCACTTTTGCAAGGTGCGAGGTAAGAGTTCGACTCTCTTCAAGTCCACTATGGTGTGCGGCGTGAAAGGAACACGTGGACTAACTGGCTACAGCCACAAGTCGCAGGCGCATCCGAAAGGAATGTCTTGCGATCCAGTTTATAAGATATGTGGTAAATCCGGTGCAATTCCTGACACACCATATGACTGGAGCGGAGATAAGTGAATAAAGGGAACTAACATCTCCGTCATGGTAAACCCTAATACCTGCCAGTCAACAACACCGCTCGAAAGGGCGGTGTTTGCGTTAGACAACCCCCCTCTAATTTCAACGATTTAGGCGTGAGATTTGGCACAGGAGGCGTTTAGAACATATATCTTAGGAATTATGTCTTAGAATATAATTTCTGCCAATTTTAGGCGTATTTTATTTTCTATCAATCCACAAATATTACCGGCAACCTCTTCTCTCTGGTCATAATGTAAACTGGTTTCAGGGGATTGCTCGGTGTGCAGGCATAGAATACCCGCATCACGATTTTATCGCCTTCCTGTCTGGCATACCAATTACCCGCCGTACAGGTATAGGTTAGAGTTGCCGCAGTCATTGCAAACATCATTAAAATCAGAATCCCGATTAAAATTATCTTTTTCATTTTTCACCTCTCTTATCATATATTAGCACTTTTTAATAATTTGTATATACAAATTATTAGGGTTATAATTTATTATGTATAGTGCCACTTGGCTTTTTAATCAGTTCAGTACCGTTGACGCAAGTACTATTATCGAAACCATAATCTTGTGAATTTTTGGACTGCCTTGCGAGCAGTCCGTTTATAAATTCCACCAGTAGCCGTCTTTGATACTGGGTCAGTTTATTCCACTTTTTTAATGCTATTATTTCCATCATCGATTTTATATCTCCCAATTAAGAAATCCAGATAATCCAGCACCAACTTTTTTTTATCGTCTGGGAGCATTGCGTATTTGAAATTAACCTCTTCCAATGTGGGGTCACCCTTTTCCTCTCTTGGCGGCAAATAACCCACTTTTCGCATAATAAAATCCGGCGGCACTTTGAAGACCCTGGATAGTTGCATTACTGTTTGAGGAGCTGGACGAATTTGACCGTTTATGAGCAGACTTATCCCCGCCCTGCTTATTCCAGTAGCTCGTACCAAATCGGCTTGTCTCCATCCCAACCGCATCAATTCATCATTTAACCATTGTGCAAATTCTGTCATATTGAGCATACTTTACTCCAAATCTTAATAATTGTAGTTAGCCAATGCGTTAAGTTGATTACCACTCCACAAATTGGTACTTGACAAACTATATAAACGGCATATACTAATTGGTAGTGAACATAATGTTAAGTAAATAACGGAGGTTTTATGGCACAAATCTTACTCAACTTAGAACCAGAACTAAAAGCGAAACTGCAGGCGAAAGCGAAGGCAGCCAACCGCACCATGACATCACAGATTATCCATATCATCGAGCGCGATTTAATCACCGTGGAAATACCAACCATTAGCGGCGTAATTGTGGACGGAAAGGTGAAATGGTTTGACACACCAGAAGGCATCGAGCAGTCAAGATAAATCAGGAGGATTACATGAAACCCAATAAGAAACTCATCATGGTACAGCACGCGGATGGTAAGCGCGAGTACATCTGCCCGAAATGTGATGCCGAAATGAAGCATGTCGAAACTGGTAGGATCGGTTTTTGCGGCGAGTATGAAGATAGTATCAGGGAATTTCTGACATGTCCTGAGTGCGGTATGCGGCAAGAATATCCCAAACTGCCGACCTGCGCTTTCAGAAGTCTTGGAACGGTGGGGTAAATGGTCGGCGCAACTGTTTACATCGGGGGATTGCCATACAGGGTCATCATTATGGGTCATAAAAGCCGCTCGGTAAAAAGGGTACTGGCGGTTAATTTCAAGCCATTCACTGAATATTGCAATGGCGGGCAACCGTCCACTCACTCCAGCGACTACGGCTATGTCTCTAAGCGACAACTGACCGACCTGCGGTCTACTCAAATTTCGGAGGGTATCAAATTCCACGCTTCAAGAATAGCAGAAATACCCACCGGAGTAACCAAATGAAAGATAAATGCAATTTAAATGCAGATGAAATGAATGACGAACCCAATCCCAGACAACAACCGTTAGTTGGATACACCCGCGAAAGGGTTATTGATGCAGAAGACCATGCCCGCTATGCGCTGAAATTTTTGGAAGAGATTGTTTATCACCGCATTACACCGGAAGAAATTATCAGGAACGCGGCTATCGGAATAACAGAAGTACACAAGATTTTGGATGAACTGGCAAATGCCAAATTGGCAGGAAAGTAATCAGAAAAACAGGAGGTAAGGAAATGAACACATCACCATCAATCAAATTATTAGCAGTCGCCTTGAAAAAGGCGCAATCGGAAATGGGGGGGGTTGAAATGAATCAGACCAACCCATTTTACAAGAGCCGTTATGCGGACTTGGGCGCGGTTATCGAAGCATCCAAGAAGGCATTAACCGCTAATGGGTTTTCTGTTAGCCAACCGACCGTGACAAATGAATTTGGCGTTGGTATCACAACGATCCTTATGCATGAATCCGGGGAGTTTATCGAAAGCACAATCACACTGCCAATCACAGATACCAAAAATGTCGCCCAGGAAGCGGGCAAAATCGTGACTTATCTACGCCGATATTCGCTGGCATCCATCCTCAATCTTTATAGTGATGAAGATACGGATGGAGAAGGAAAAAAGTCAGAACAGAAATCCACCCCCAAAGCGCAACTAAAAGCCGATGGTTTAATGACTTTGGAAGAAGCCAAAAACGTAGTGGGTGGAAATGACAACAAAAAATACGGCGTATGCACTGCAGAAGAGCTGGCTGGAAAACTTATCGGGATAACTAAAGCACTCAATGATAAGAAAACACCGGATGATAAACGGGATGAGTTGATCTGGAAGATGGAAGCCATCAAAATAATACAGGCATCGCGGAAATAGTCTTCTCCTTCAAACGGGCGGGGTTTTACGACTGCTCTCCTTCAGCCGGTTTTCCCCGCCCAAAATAAAAATAATGTGGTGGAGGTAATGGAATGGATACGATAGAAAAGTTGCAAAGTGTTCTACTGACAATTGATGAGACTGAAATAATCATTGAGGCATTAAAACATTGGGCTGATAGCGCAAAGAGCGAATCAATGTTTACTGGATTAATGCTTGCCGCGCTGGCTCATAAGGAAGGCGATTCCCTTGAGGAATCCAAAGACATGAGAGATAAACTCGAAAAGGCGGGCATAGATATAGAAAAGGAACGCCAAAGGAAAATCTATCCAATACTCGCAAAATTGGTTTAGGAGGTAATGGAATGGGTGATTTTGAAAAGATTGAGGTTGAGGGCGATTTATTTATCCCGTTTGAGTGGTTAGATAAAACACCCGGCGGTTCTAATCTTGGGCGTGCCGAATTTTCCGTTTGTATTAAATACAAACGCGGAAAAGTGTCTGAATATTTTGTTTATCCCGAACAACAAAGAAACATGAATATTTTCTGGCATTGGCAAGGCAAACGCGATGATTTAACTATTTCCTCTTACGATGGGTTGGAAGACGCCAAGGTTTGGATGTTCTATTATTGTAAGACACACAAAACCCAATCATTTAGATTATATGTACCGCCAAATGCTAAATATTTGCACCTATCCTATAACGGACTGGATTTTACAAAAACAGACTGGGGTAGAAAATCGGAGAGGATGAAATGAACGAACTTTTTATCTTACTAATCATCGGCGTTATCTGTGTGGCTGGCTTAGGCATCGTTTTTATAAAAGCCTACGATGAAGAAATGCGCGGGGTTGAGGAAATAATCAAGCACGCGGGTGATGATAATGACATGCTTTGATAAACACAACTTGCCGGATCGGATTATCTTTTCTTATGCCGGCAAATTTCTTGCTGACAACGACAATATTGACAACTTATCAGATGCCGCATTTAACAAAACTTTTTCAAATTGTGTCATGCATACAAAAATCAAGAATTATTATCCCAGAGTTCGCGCAGCCATTGTGATTCTTTGGGAAGAGAAACAAAAACAGATGGGGTTATTATGACTAACTTTGATATTACCAATTTGCAAGTCCGCAAAGTCATTACGCCAGATGGGGTAGGAGAATTTGAATTCCTGGTGGCTGGCGAGCCGGATAAGGTGCTTATCAAAATCCGGTTGAATGGCAGGAAGATAGCCGATTACAAAAAGTATGACATAAGTGAATTGCAGGAGGTGGAGAAATGAGCAACGTATTCGGCACAAGTATTATTCTTACCAAAGAATTACTTGTAAATAGCCCAGAGTGTGAACAATATGCAGATAGACAACTATATCAGCAGATTACAGAGGGTTTGTATGAAAACTGGTTAGATAAACCAGTGGCGTTTATGTTAAAGAGTAACACTCAAAATTCAGACATGATGGATGGGATTGAAAAAACGATAACCGCAAGAGCAATAGATATAACTTACAAGCAAATTTATATTCCAATCTATTCATCCTCTCAAATGCCAAACGATGTGTATGAGTGTTCATGGTGTGGCGGATATACAAAAAATGATATGAGAGGCCATTGTTGCGCTTGTGGTGCGCCGAGAAGTAAAGAATCATTTGAAAATGCTGGAAGCGAATTACAGGAGGAGAAATGACCCGCTTCACTTCCGATGAACTGAATGCCCGTGTCCTGCAGGTCATCACAGACGCCCGCCCTACGATTGACAGGCGCATCAGCAGAGCGGCAATCTCAATACAGATTTATGAGCATTTTGATACTTCAACGGATAGGAAAATCAGGGATGCGATAACCGAACTGTGCATCCAGGGGCATCCCATTTGTGCTACATCAGATATACAGGGCTATTATCTTGCCAGCAATTATCAGGAAGCCGAACAGTGCATCGCCGAATTGCGCTCCCGCTCAGAGGTCTATAACCAAAAGATAGAGGGCATCAAGCGCGGATTACTGAATCAACCGAAACCTGAAATGCGGGAAGCGGTGCAGATGAGGATGATATGAGCGAAAAAGTGATTTGTGATTATTGCGGCGAAGAAACTGATGATTACAAAATAACAAAACTCGATGAAAAGATTTGCCAATCATGTCTGGAAAAAGAGGTTGATTTTTATTGGCAAAACATGGACACACCTTATGACTATGGTTATGACGGCGATGGATGGTAAAGATGATTGAACAACTCGCTTGGCATAAATATCCTGACGAAAAACCAAAATTAGATTCATACATAAATGAGGCAAAAGATGAAGATACCAATAAATAAAGCAAAAGAAATACTTAATCAGTTTGAGCTTGACCAAGTGATTATTTTTGGTTGGGAAGGAAAATCTGGCATTGTGCAAACAGCAACTTATGGAAAAACAAAAGACGATTGTAGTATGGCGAAAAATGGAGTAAATAAAATTATGAAGTTATGGGGGTTAGAAAAGATAAATAAATGTCAATAACCCAGTCCACAATAGGCATCCTGCTCAAAGACCAATCCGGCGCCTGTTGGAAATGTGGGCGATCCATACCGCCGTTTGAAGTCCACCATGCCGTATATTCCAGAGATATGCATTTTCAGAAATACCTGGACATGGCGGAGAATTTGATTTTAGTATGCCCGTATTGTCATGCAAATCATGGGGCTTTAGCTAATTTCCCCACTCGTAAAAAGGTATGGCAATGGAAGGTAGAACACGGATATGAAATCAAGGCTTGGCATGAAAAACTGGACATGCTGATAAAAGATAACCTGGATGGAGAATAATGGCTCGTGGTAGATTTATCGAAAAAAAGATTTGCATTGATAAGACAGTAAATGACCTTAGCTGTTTTGAATCCATGCTTGGGTTCACATGGCTAATAGCACACCTTGACTGCGAGGGTAGAACTTATGGCGATCCGGCTGTGGTTAGGTCATTTGTATTTCCCCGGCGCAACGATATTTCAATAGAACAGATGGAAAGTTTTATTAAAGAATGGCATGATGCTGGATTGATTGTCTGGTATGAAGTTGACGGGGATAAATATATTTACTTCCCAAAATTCAAAAATTATCAAGTTGGATTGAATCCAGAAAGAGAAGCAAAGTCAGTAATACCTACTCATGAGCGGGTCAGGAATAAATCAGGAGTAGGTCAAGAGCAAATCCCTGTTAACGTTAAGGTTAAGGGTAAAGTGTTAAGTGATAAGGGTGAAGTTGAAGTTAAGGGCGAAAAACACGACAACAACCCGCAAAATCAACTTCTAAAAACATTCTCTGAGCATACAAAGCTGGATTATGGCGCTGACGCTGAAAAGATAGCATTAGAACTAATACAAAAAGGCGTTATCCAGTCCGACATTGTCAATGCGATCAATTTCCTGAATAGTAAACCTGAATATAAATGCGTGTCTTTTAAGTCAATTCGTGCGCCTGCATTAATCGAAATGGAACGCAGGAAAAATAGTAAAAAGAAATCTGATCCAGAAGATCACCGCCGTTATCTCAAAGGCGAATATGGCGAATTTGGAAATCATTAGGAGGCAGGAAATGAAAATAATTTATATTGCAGGTAAATATTTTGGTAAGGCAGACCATGACATTCTCGTCAATATCCAAGTTGCCCGAAATGAAGCCGAATTTGTTTGGTCGCAAGGCGGGTGTGCATTATGTCCTCACCTCAATTCGGCATGGATGAGTGGATTGTGTCCAGAAAAAAACTTTTTAGAGGGTGATCTGGAATTGATAAAACGCTGTGATGCGATTTATACCTGCTGGAATTGGCAAGATAGTAAAGGAGCAACGGCGGAGGTACAACTGGCGCATGAACTTGGGATTCCGGTGTTACATAATCGCGTGGATGTAATGAAATATTTGGAATCTAAATGACCCCCTCCTACGATTATGACAAATGCGTGGAAATGGTCTGTTATCTGCTCGGCAAGGCGGTCGAGTATTCACGCGGAGAAGGCATGTCCGATTATGTCAGCCCGGATGACAACTGGACATTCAACCAGGAGGTGTCGGAATGTCAGAATTTTGTGAGGGGCGCCATGTTTGAATTTTACTGTGATCTATTGGGCGCAGGTGAGTATTCAATAAGTGCAATCCGGGACTATTCGCAGGTTGAACTGGACTGGTGGCAGCCAAAACTAATAGGAGTGGTGTGAGCGAAGTCAAATTAATACTCGGCGACTGTCTCGAAGTGATGAAGTCTATCCCTGATAAATCGGTGGATGCTGTGATAACTGACCCGCCATACGGGATAGGGATTGCAGAATGGGATTTCGTTGATGTTAAAAGCATTGTTCTTGAATGTAATCGTATAACGAAAGATTATTTTTGCTTTTTTGGTCAATTCCCCTATGTTTTGGAATGGGTTAATAATTCACAAAAATCATTTAATTTTAGAGAATCTATTGCTTGGGTGAAAAGGTTGGTCGGTGTTGGTTTTAACTTATCGCGCGGGAAAGAGGAAATATTTATTTATGGAAAATCGCATGATAAGTTTTATCAAGTAAAAGGTAAATATGAGGATGTAAAAGTACCTGGAATTCTTTTCGATATTTCTACTATTGATGGAATAAAAAGGCATTTATCTGATATGCGGCACGAAATGAAAACGGGGAAAAAAGGAATAATCAGTCAGACGGATTCTCAATTTTGTAGATATAAAGATTGTCCAGGGAGAGAGCGTTCCCCTGAACTTGTGAACTATACAAATGTATGGTCATTTTTACCACCCTCGAGATTAAATGCTGGCAGAAAAGAATTTAATCATCTAACTGAAAAACCAGTTGAGGTTATGAAGCGACTTATTGAAATGACGACATTGCCAGAAATGATGGTACTTGACCCCTTCATGGGTTCAGGCACAACCGGCGTGGCTTGCGTGCAGACTGGAAGGAACTTTATCGGCATAGAGATTGACCCGAAATACTTTGCTATTGCCGAAAAGAGAATCAAGGACGCTCAGCAACAAATGAGGTTGGAATTATGAATAGTGTAAGCATTGAGATATTACCTGAGGAAGTAATTAAAGGCATGACACCCAACAGGTATTTGACAAGCCGTTATGGATTGTTGTATCGCCAAATTGACGCGGCGCTTGCCAAAGAGGGCTGGATCAGAATTGCAGATTTTATTGATTTCAGGACAGCGCACAATATTTACCAGTCTGTCAGAAAACACTATAAGGGCAAGACGATTAGGTTCTACAAATATAACGGGGATGGCGAAATCGAACCGCAGATATTTATCAGGACGCGAAAGGAGCAGAAATGACTGACTATGATACGGGTGATACGGATAATGCGATAGTGTGGTGTCCTTATTGTGGTCAAACTTATTATGTTAGGTTGGGTCATAATTGCGCCCAAGGTTATATGTTTGGCACATGGAATCCACAAAGTGTCTCTATTCTCATGCCAGAGATAATTCAACGTCTGGACATAATAATCGAGTTGCTTAATAAAATTGCAAGAGAGGAGCAGGAATGACAGAACTAAAATCATTGCCCAAATGTCCACTTTGTGGAGGTGAACCAGATGAAACTGCTAATAATGTATTCGCTTGGGGCAAATTAGTACCAACTTTTACCTGTAAAGATAATAGATGTGCCATGTCAAGAACTGATTTTACAGAAAAAGAATGGTGTTCCCGTCCTCTCGAATCCGCCCTCGAAGCGCAGATGGCAGAGTTGGAATTAAAGGCTGCCACTTTTGAAATGGATGCAGATTGGGCAGAGGCGGGAATAAAAGATATGCAATTCCGTCTGAAAGAGGCGGTGGAGGAGATTGAAATAAAAGTATCGAAACCAAGTAGTGGTGGAATTGGTTGGTTTGGAGCAATTCGTATTGAGGATATTCTTGATATTTTTCAACACCACTTTCCCGAATTGGAGAAGAAGAAATGAGAAAACGCAAATGGATTTATATCCAGAAGCCGCAAGATTATTGCATTGAATGTAATCTTTGCGGTGGAACCAATATCGAGTGGTCAGAATATGAACACATGATTTGGTGTTACGACTGCAAAAAAGATGTATCAGGAACTGGCGGGGTATTTGATGGTCCAATCTCATTAGGAGCATCAAGGTTGCTTGGAATGAACTTCGACCGCATTGAATTAAAAACTGGTCAACGTCTTTATATGACAAGGTGGGGCGGGAGATGGAAAAATAAATTTATTTATTGCCACAGAAAACCCAAGCCGGAATATGACCCACAATACCTGGAAGCAAAATGAAACCCATAGTGAAATAGAGAGAGGATAAGTAATGACCCTCAATGACCTCTTTGCTGCAGAGTTAACAAACAATAGCATCCAATTTGAACGCGAATATAAGCCGATACCAGGTAGAAGATTTGCTTATGACTTTTTTATCGGCTCATTAAATAGGGATATGCCATTGCTCATAGAATTACAGGGCGGGATCTGGATGAAGCGGGCAGGTCATAATACAGGAAAAGGCATCCAGCGTGATTGTTTAAAACTGAACCTGGCAACGCTGAATGAATATGCGGTTATGCACTTCACCACGCAGGACGTTGAGGACGGCACAGCCATTAATTTAGTGATGAAATATTTGGAAAAATGAAATGAACATAGTACATTTAAAAGCCTCCCATCCAGACTATAAAAAATTTGAGTTGGTGCAAACACTATTGTGCTTGGCAACCAACCCGCACATGTCTATTGGGATAGATAATGATATTCCAGAAGTAGAAATGAAAGCAATAAAAAAGATGATAGAAGATGATATGGGAGAAATGATAAATAATTACCAATTTCTGCCACCTAATATCGCAAAAGTTATAAATGAAATGGAGGAAAAATGATAACCTGTAAATATTGTGGCGTCATGACAAATGATAATGAGCATGAAAAGACTTGTCATTCTATACCTCATGTCTGCGAGACGTGTAAATGGTGTTGGTGGCAGGATGATACCTTCGATTCCTGTGATAATAAGAAATCGCCTGTTGATTGGATTAATAGAAATAAACATAAAGGCTTTGGTTGTAACTTTTGGGGGGCAAAATGAGCGTATCAAACAAGATATATAAACAGGCGTTCTCTACATTAGCAGATGCTGAAAAGAAAATCCGTATATTGGAAGATGAAAATAAAAAATTACGCGACTTGAATGCAAGACTCAATAAACAATTATCGAGTTTTATGGAATATTATGCCACTGGAGAAAATAAGTCAACGGAGGAAAAATGATACCAGATGAGAGATTGAAAGCGTTTGCAGAGTATGAAAAGGGCATTCTTGATGATTGGGAATTATTAGATGTCGCAAATGAAGTATTGCCAGATATGGCAACCGAACTCCAGACTTCCCGCCAGACCATCAAGCGATTAGTGGAGGATGGGGAGAGATTGGCAAACAAATATATAACGCTAAGAAATAATTGCCCTGATATGTTGGTTGAGGAAGCAAGAGAATGTATCAGTAATACAAATGCGGCTATTCTCATTCAATGCTTAGCAGATATGGATAATGTTATTGATCAACACATCGCTTTGATGAAGGAATTGGAGGAAAAGAAATGAATGGAATGACTGTCCTAACTAACACCGAGATAGACCGCAAGTGTGCGGAATTGATGGGTTGGAAAAAGGGAGAGAAATACCTTGTCAATAATGACGGGGGCGGGGTTTTGTTGATTACCGGCGAAACTCGTGCTGAAACTTGGCATCCCTCTACTGACCTCAACCAAGCGTGGCAGGTGGTGGATAGACTCGCAGAGAGTGGGTGGTATCTTATGTTGTACGGAACAGAAGGTATTTATACGGCATATTTTCGCAAGCCAGATAAAGATATGGTCATTCGAGAATCGGCCATGTCAAAGCCAACAAAAGATGTTAACCGCGCCATCTGTCTTGCCGCATTACAAGCATGGGAGGAAAAATGATACCAATTGTATGTCCAAATTGTAATTCTCAAATAGGTGTTACTCTTCTATGTGGTTCAACTGGTAGTAATAAACATCAATATGTTTGTAGAAAATGTGGGCATGTTTGGTCGGTTGAATTTACAAAATCGGATAAATATGGTTTTGAAAAGAATGAAAGAAATGTGCACATCTCTTTCTGGGAGGAAAAATGACATCCCCCCGCGCTAAAAAGTTGGCCAAAAAATATTTCAAGTGGTGGACAAATTGGCTTGGATTGCGATCTGGAAAGATTGATTTATGCTTTGTGGATTACATCAAAGAAAATATAGCGGGTAGTGGCGCAACTTATATCAATCCAGATGTAGTGGGTAAATGTTGGACTGATTGGCGTTATCAAGAAACGACTATCCAGTTATCAATGCATAAACTTCGTAAATTAGATAAGAAAAATATTGAAAAGTGTATTGTCCATGAACTTATGCATGTCTTCCTCAATGAAATGCGTGAACAAGGATATGACAATAAAAGTATTGACCATGAAGAACATGTGGCAACACAGTTACAAAAAGCGTTTATGTGGGTAAGGGAGGGGGCGAAGGAATAATGTCCGAAACCCAAGCCGCGTATCTTCCCGATAATTCCCTGACGATCGATCAATTAAAAATGATTGATGGATTTTTAGATATTATCAGGCAACACGGTGGATTTGGGATCATTAACATCGAGGTAAAAAGTGGTAGGGTGAAATTCATCAACCTTGAAAAGCTAAGTGTAAAAGCGACGGGAGGTGATCAAGAGAAATAAAATGATGTTATAATGAATAAACAACTGAATATTGATTTTAGCCCGCAGAGGCATGATCCCGGGGCGTTCACAAGATGAACGCTTCGGGTTTTTTGTTTAACGAAAGGAGTTTGTTTATGTGGTGGAAAGAATTTCTGAGTTTGTTTGTTGAAAAAGTTTTACTGGCATTTGCGCCGCTCCTAGCTTCCCTGGCTGTTGCTTGGCTACTGACCAAAGTGCGCCAAGCGTGGATGGAGTTCAAAAGCTTGCACGGTGGTGAGGCATGGATACTTGAAGAAATTGCCCTGGTTGCTGTGAAAGCGGCTGAACAGGCGAATCTTTCCGGTCAGATTGAAGATAAAAAAGATTATGCCGTGGCTGTGGCAATGGAATGGCTGAAAGCGCGTGGATTGAAAATTGATTTATCAGTTATCGACGCGGCTATTGAAGCAGCCGTCTTTGACGAATTCAATAAACCGGCAAAATAATTATCCCCGGGTGTGGATGGGGCGGAACTTATTAATAGGTGTGTTCGGACACCCTCCTTGTTCGAGCCGCGCCGCCCCATCCTTTGAAAGGTGAATAATGAATGATTTAACTTTTGGTATTGATATCAGTGTCTGGCAGACCAATGACGCTGCTAATCCTACCTATCTATTCGACCCTGTAGTCGCCAAAGAAAAGGGAGTGCAGTTTGCGTTTATCCGCGCATCTATTGGTAGCCTGAAGGATAATGCGGTGGATAAGTTTGCGCCGAAATTCGCAACTGCCAAATTACCGCATGGTTTTTATCATTTTCTGCGTTCGGACGTGTCGTACATTACTCAAGCCGACAGGTATCTGGAGACTATCAAGGCTTTTGATTATCAACTCCCGCCTGTTTGTGATGTCGAACAGGTTGGGCTTGGGTTGGATATAGTCAAAATGTGGTGCGGCCGCGTGGCTTCAAAATTAGGAAAAAAGCCAATTATCTATACCTCGCCTGGATTCTGGAATAATTTGATTGGCGTGGATAAGGCACTATGGGCGCTCGAATATGATTACTGGGTAGCGCACTACATGAAATTAACCTATCCGGTTTATGACATTCCTGATGCCGTTAGAAATGCGGTGGGCTATCCTATTCAACTAAAACCTTGGAACTTGAATAACAAATTGTGGAAATTCTGGCAATTCTGTGCGGCTGGGGATGGGGAATTCTACGGTGGGGACTATGCCAAGCATACCGATAAAACTTCATTGGATATGGATGTTTATAACGGTTCACTGGTGCAATTCAATAAAGAGTTTGCTATTACAGACATGCCGGATGTGCCGGTTAATCCCTCCGAACTAGATGAACCAATAATCATTGATAGTCTAACGACTAATAAAATATTGAAACTTGAGGAATGGGCGCGTGGCATTGGATATAAGGGATGAAACATTCAGTTGAGGTTTTTTCTATGAATGATAAGTTTGGTTCTGAATGGGAAGTAACTCCATGCCCATTCAAATTTATGGGGAAAAAGATTGAAATTAATGTTTTTGGTATGGAAATAGGAACGCCTTATAAAATTCATTGGAATGATGAGGATTTAATATTTATAAGACCAAACCAATCGGATGATGTAAATGTTTATAAATTGAGCCCCGGACGAGATTCAAACTCGCCTATGAACGCCTACGAAAGCATTGGATACAAGGGATGACAGACGATATTCACGTTTACCCACTGAATGATAAAAAATTTCACAAATTAGAGGGCACTAACTGTGAGTGTGAACCGCGCATTGAGATTGAGGGCGCAAGTCTAATAATTATTCACAATGCTTATGACCATAGAGAAATTATGGAAGTGATAAATGAAAAGAAAATGTCCTGAATGTGAAATGATAATCGAATTTGAAAAAGTAATTCTTCCCGAAGAATTCATTGTTAAAGATGAAAAAGTTATTTGCAACGTGGAATTACTTCGATGCCCTGCGTGTGGCACTGAATTTGAAGATATGAATTCAGAAAATGATCCATACGATCAGGCCTATAAAGAATATGATAGGCGCAAGTCGATATGACCCGTTTTGAAATTACCGTTCATGGCAATCACAAAACTTGGGGCTTTGAGTTTGATATGCCCTACATGTATTTGGATGATTGGCTTGATGATGGACTGGATGTAACGGAGATATTAGCTTCATATCCCGCAGAAAATCAAGATAATGGCAGATGTCTTTGGGATTATTCGCACCTTATTGAGAATACCGAGCCGTATTGCTTTCGCTCCGGCGAATGCGAAGAAGTAACAACCGGCGTGATTATCCCTCCGGCGTGGTGGGCTTCGGAATTGGCGAAGGATGATGTAGAGGAATTTGAATGTCAGAATTGAATGCGCTCAATCTATCGCCGCATGAAGTTGTGGCTATGGATTATGGCGCAAAACAGGATTTGCTTTTGGCAATCGCCGGACGGGTATTGGAACTGAAGCAGGAATTTATATCTGTGAGTGGCAGGTATGCGGAAATCAAGGCAGAGTTGGACGCGCTGAAGCATGTGTCCAGTGTGATTCAGTCGGAATTAAAGGCAACACAATCAATGGGATAACATGGCATTACGAAAGAAACAAAAGGCGTTTGTAGAATATTACTTGCAATCTTGGAATGCTACCCAGGCGGCTAAAGATGCGGGATATTCTGAACGTTCTGCTAAGTCAATAGGTGCAGAAAACCTCACCAAACCTGACATTCAAGCAGAAATTCAGCGCCGATTAGATGAAATCTGTATGACTTCCGATGAGGTTTTATCATCTCTTGCAGAAATCGGGCGCACTTCTATTGAAGACATTATGGATATTGATGAATCAGGACATTTATCTTTTAACTTCAAACGTGCTAAAGATGAAAGGAAACTAAGCCTTATCAAGTCAATCATTCCAACTCAATATGGCACAAAAGTCGAATTACATGACCGTATGAAAGCACTTGAATTGATTGGTAAACATCACGGATTATTTACGGACAGGATCGATTTAACAAGTGGTGGCAAGATTATCCATGCGGTAGGTTTCGATATAGATAAGGTCTAAATGTGTATGTCATTAAATCAGACCTTTCTAATTCAGAATATACACCCAGAGGCGCGGATAGCGAAATTATTTATTCACATGACCCGGAGGTTATTATTGTTGGCCCAAGCGAAACCGGCAAAACGCTTGCCGCCTGTTGGAAATTGCATACTATGATGACCAAATACGCGGGCGCACAAGCGGCTATAGTCCGCAAAACCTACAAATCGATGCCGGGATCAGTCTTGCAGACATTTGGAAAAGTTATCGAAGGTGCGCCGATTGAGATATATGGCGGTGAAAGACCAGAAAAGTATTTATATCCCAATGGCTCAATCATTTGGGTAGGCGGCATGGATAATCCCGATAAGGTTTTATCATCTGAGCGTGATGTAATTTATGTTAATCAAGCGGAAGAGTTATTAGAAGCAGAATGGGAAACGCTGACAACCCGTGTTACCGGACGCGCTGGCAATATGCCCTACTCACAATTATTTGGGGATTGTAACCCTGCTGGATCACAACACTGGATCAGACGTAGAGCGAAGGAAGGCAAACTAAAACTTCTCTATTCACGGCATCAGGACAACCCGACACTATATACAGACGACGGCGTATTAACGGTGCGGGGTGAACGTACTATGCAGACACTACAGGCATTGAGCGGCGTTAGATATAAACGATTATTCTTGGGCGAATGGGCAACCGCCGAAGGCGCGGTTTATGACATGTTCAATCATAACGATCATGTCAAAGTCCGCAACCCGCGCGAATTTAAATCTTTCGGCATGGCGATAGATGAAGGTTATACCAATCCGGCGGTTATCCTGTTCATTGGAACTGATACAGATGGGCGTTTACATGTATTCAGGGAATGGTATAAGCGCGGACAATTGCAATCGGCCGTAATTACTCAGGTGCGCCGCTGGTATGTGCGCAAGTGGGTTAATAAAATAGTGGTGGACGAAGCCGCCGCCGGATTAATAGCTGACCTCAGAAATAATAATTTGCCAGCCATTGGTCAGAAGGGGCGTGTGCTGGATGGTATCGCGCGCGTGCAGAACCTGTTGAAAATACAAGGGGATGGATTACCGCGTCTGACCGTTGACCCGTCCTGCATAAATACTATTAATGAATTTGAATCGTATGTTTGGAAACCTGAAAAAGATGAACCAATCAAAGAGAATGACCATGCTATGGATGGTGTCAGATATTATACATTTGGAATGGGTATGCCAACCGGCGTTGATTTAGTGGGATGGTAAAAAGGTGAAACTATGGGAATAATTGATAATATTGCAAATAGACTTGGCTACGCAAAATACTCCAGTAATATGCGCGCCCCTGCCATATTCGGGCGTATGGCGGAAGCGAACCAGTTTAACATTCCTTCAGGTAAACTATCCCAAACGCAGGCCGAACTCTATCAGCGTATCTCATGGGTGAATATTGCCGTATCGAATGTGGCCAAATTGGCATCCACTGTCAAGTTTGAGGTCAAATCCATTGAAGGTGAAAAACTAACACAGATTGATAATCACCCCTTTGAACAGTTATTACGTAAACCGAACCCACTCCAATCACGCTTTGAATTTCTGGAAACAACTTACGCATTCAGGAAACTGACCGGTAACGCTTATTGGTGGTTGAATAAGACCAGCGAAAAAGTAGCACCCGCTGAAATATGGACCGTATCCCCGCATCAAATAAAGCCCGTGCCGGACAAGAACCTGTTTATCAAGGGCTATTTATATGACCCGGGCGATGGTTCTGAAATGCCACTGGAGGCGTGGGAGGTTGTGCATTTCAAGGAATTTCATCCTAATAATCCATTTGTCGGTTTATCTCCTATTGAATCCATTGCGGCACAAGCGGTCGGTGATATGAAGGCAACTGAATGGAATGCTAAATTTTTTGGCGAATCTAATGCGCGCCTGCCTGGCATCTTGTCATTTGCCGATCCGATTGAAGACGGCGAATGGGAAAAGTTAAGAAATGAAGCGAAGGAAAAGTCTAAAACGCGCGACCTGATGTTTTTGAGAAATACCGGCGCTGGCGGTATTAATTTTGTCTCGACTGGCATCACCCAGAAGGATATGGAATTCTTGGCTGGCAGGGCATTTACTAAAGAGGAAATATTTGGATTATTCGCACCTGGATTGGCTTCTATATTAGCCATCAATGCAACCGAAGCCAACGCCAAAACTGGGGAGAATACACTAATCTCGAAGGCCGTATATCCAATGCAGGTATCAATGGCGGAAAAAATCACCTCTGAAATTTTGCCATTGTATGGAGAAAACCTGGTCGGTGAATTTGAAGATATTAGACCAAAAGACCGCGAATTGCAATTGCGCGAGGAAGAGGTATTCTCAAAGACCCACACGGTCAACGAAATCCGTATGAAATACTACGGGGATAATCCAATAACAGACGAGCGCGGGAATTTATTACTGGTTGAATTAAAACCCGTTGCATCTGAGATGCCAGAGCCGCTTGATGAAGAACCAGCAGATGACAACTTCCAGAAGGACATGAAAGCCTACAAGCGCAAGGCGGTCAATTGTCTCAATAAAAAACAGCCGCTTGATTTCACTTTCGAGAGTGAGACGATAGACAAAATTCAGTTAGGGCGCATCAAGAATAAATTAATTGCTTGCAAGAGTAAAGAGGATATCGCCGCCATATTTGAGAGCGAGAAGAACCAGCACGTACCCAGCGGAATGGATGATTTGATAGCCGAACTGAAAAATGTATCCGAGAAATTGACAACCGTATGAATGAATTTGTAATTACTGAAACGCAAAAATTAATCATTTCTATTTTGGATGGGATAAATGGCAACCTGCTGCCGGATGAACTAAAGACGCGCGATAAGGGCGAACCTGGGCGCGTGCGTAAAATGCTGTACGAAAAGAAACTGGCACGGATCATCAGCCAGCGCTTCAAGAAACAAAAAGAGAAAATTGCATTTTGGCTATCCATGCATTATCCAGAACGCAGTAAGGTTATAACTAAAACACCCCCGCCCCCATTGCCGGATGATTTATTTGAGGATGACGAATCAGAAGCGGAGATCCAAAAGTTGTTCACTACTGCATATCTGCATGGAATAAATTTATTTGAGGACACTACATTTTTTGGACTTGATTATTCCATATTCAATGAAAAGGCGCTTGTTTGGGCGCATAAGAATACACTGAATTTAGTCAAGGATATTGATGAAACGACACGCAAAACAATTCGCGCAGCTATTGGCAGTTTTGTAGAAACGCCAGGTATGACAATCGGAGATGTAGTAGGTCAACTGCCGATGGATTATAGCCGTGGGTTTACGGTGGCAGTAACAGAAATCACGCGCACTTATGGTCAAGCCAATCTTGAAGCTGGGCTGGAACTGAAAAAAGAATTTCCAGATATAAGAATAGTGAAACAATGGTTCACGGATAATGATGATAGGGTATGTCCTGAATGCGGCCCGTTACACGGGGTAGAAGTTGAGGTTGGCGAAGACTTCCCGGGCGGATATGACGCGCCACCCGTACACCCAAATTGCCGATGCGCGATATTTACAAGGACGCGGATATGAGCGATCCCCTTGAAATAAAAATCGAAGGCGCGGATAAAATCGTGGCCGGATTGACCAAATTTCCAGACGAGATTCAAAAGAATTTCAAACAGGCCGGACAAGAAGCCGCTGAAGAAATTTATACATCTAAAGGATTAGCCAGTTATCCCGCAAAGACAGCAGCCAATGCACCCCCCACGCCTTATTATATTCGCGGAACTGGCACACAATATAAAAGTCGCAATGCTGGCAATTCAGAAGATTATAAAAACCAGTTCTATGCGAAATCAGTTACAGGTGGAACTTTGATAGGTAACCGCGCCTCCTATGCCAAATACCTTGCGGATGAAAAACTACAGGCACGCGTGATGGATAGAATCGGCTGGCGCAAACTGATTGAAGTTGCTAAAGAGAAATTGGATATTATCACCGGTATTTTCAATCGCTGGGCACAACACACGATTGATAAATTGGGCCTATAATGAAAAATGAATTTAGTTCATTCTTGACACTTTTGTATAGCCTATGCAAGCAATTTATTTCATGGTATGAGCGAGAGATAAAAAAAGCGGTATAATTTAATTGGTAAATAAATATACATGACTAAAATCCTTGATTATATTGGATGGGCGGTATTGATAATATTTATTCTTATTATTGTGATAGTATTTATATCTGGTCTTGCACTTTGGATAGTGAAATTTGGAGTTATAAAATGAACGATATAAGAATCGAAATTGACGGCACTCCCCAAGATGATAGATGGAATCCTATTAATTATATGGGGGATCAAGAATATGCGCGAATTGACGATGAAGTAATGAAAATAGTTTCTGTAAAAGATATTCTTCACAATGGCAGACCCGCCAAAGAATTGACCTTGTCGCGTTATCCACACAAGCCAGGAACTGAATGTAAAAATATTATTCAGGCGGATGAATGAAGAAAATCATTGACGGTCGAGAGTTTGAATATTTTGACGATGTTAAATTTTATAAAGGACTTCCTATTAGATCGGTTAGTTTTATAAATAATGAAACTGATATAATTGCCGAGGTCATAACTGAAAAACCAATGGAATTCTGGACTAAGAAAATAAAACATATCCTTACATTAAATGAATATAATAATTCTGGTATTAAATTCCCCGTGGTTTAAATGATAATTCAGGCGGATAAATGATCGAATGGATTAAAGGTTTCATATTTAGAAAAAGATTTATAAAGATTATTCAGACGGGCGATTTTGACGATTTTATAAATAATTTGCCAACAGAACACATTGAGGCGATGTCTAAAATAAAACCAGACGCAACCATTGCAATTAGTATAAATGACAACCAACCGAAATAAATTAATGATATAATGTAATCACATCGCGTCACGTTTTTAGACGGGGCGCAACTTATAAAGTGGGACTAATGCCACACTTTCGGAGAAATCCGGCGGTGTGGCTTTTTGTTTAACGAGGTGAACATGCCATACATTAAAGTTCCAAAAGACGGCAAGATTTGTGTCTATAAAAAAGATGAGGAAGGTCAGGCAGTGGGAGATACACTTGGCTGCCATGACAGCATACGGGAAGCGGATGATCAGATAGCCGCGTTGTATGCAAGTGAAAATAAAAAATCCATGAGTCTTGATGAACAGACACGATTAATTCGAGATCTGGTCAATGATAAATTGGTTCCTAAAAAACCAATGGCGATTGAGTCGGATTTTTGGGTACAAGAAATTTATGTCGATTATGTGATTGTTTGTGAAGAGGGAAGATATTACAAAATTCCTTATTCTATTGTTGACGAACAAATTAATTTGGGTGAATGGACAGAGGTTGAAAAGGATTGGAAGCCAAAAACAAAAAGTCTTTGGAAATTAGAGCGCTCGGAATCCATTAAGGCCGTTGGCGATTGCGAACTTGAAATATTGGGCGTTCCTTATGGCAGTCTAACCAATAAGGATTCAGATGATGAATTTTTTACGTCCAACACGAGGCTATGGCAGGAGAAATTTCCTACCCCATTAATTGTTTATCAGCACGGATACCAGAAGGATGAAGTAACTGGCAAACCGCAGCCCATCAAAGACCCGCCAGTCGTTGGCGAAGTTAAAAGTTACAGGACTGATGACAAAGGCGTATGGTGGCGAGTTGTTCTGGATAAGACCAGTGAATATTTTAGTCAGTTATGGGAATCCGCCAAGTCTGGATTATTAAGAGCATCCAGCCAGGCAATTACTTCACTGGTGCGCACTAAACCGGACGGAGAAATTACTAATTGGCCAGTAGTTGAGATTAGTTTACTGGATCGGCTGATGCCCGCGAATAAAGACGCCGTGGCACTACCGGTTATGAAATTGCGTTATGAACAGGCTGGCAAGAAATGGCCTGTTGAAATTGAAAATGCGAATGAAGACCCAATAGTTGACGAGGCCGGTGAGGATAAGTCAAAGGGCGGAATAAGCATTACACAAGAAAAGGAAAAAATAAAAATGGAACCAAAAGAAGTTACTGATATTGTTCAAAGTGCCCTTAAAGCACATGATGAACAGTTGGCTGATGAAGCCAAAAAGAAAGCTGATGCCGAAGCTGCGATTAAAGCTGCTTCTGATAAGGCTATTGAAGTTGCCAAAGCCGAATGGGAAAAAGAAGCCGCGAAATCTCGCAGGCTGCCAGTCAGTGCGCCGGAAGTTATGAAATTTAACAAGATCGGCAAGTACGATCACATCCCGCCCGAAGATTTGGCACTGGGCATTGCGGTCCTGAAATCACAGGGTAAACATGTGGCAAATGAAGCCCTGCAATCTTGCGCAGTGCGCTTTACGGATGCCGATAAACCCAAAAATTTTGAAGAAGCCAAAACCATCAATGATATTAAGATGGCGATGGGCGAAGCCGGTATTGCCATGAAGACTGATGAGATCATGCAGCAAGACCTCGGCTCTTATGGCGATGACTGGGTGGCTGCTGGATACTCTCCCGCGTTATGGGAAAAAATCCGCGCTGAAACACCGGTACTGAGCATGATCCCGCAGGAAGAAATTCCACGAGGTTATGAGAGCATGAAGTACCTGCTCGAATCAACCGATCCCGTCTTCTATAAAGTGGCAGAAGTAACCGATGAGGATACAACCTATAAAATCCCCATCCCGACTGTAACAAGCTCGAAAGTTGGCACAACCAGCCAGAGTTTGACACTGGCAAAAATGGGTGCACGAGTAAGCTATACCGGAGAACTGAATGAGGATTCCCTCATTCCGATTGCCTCGCAAATCCCCGCGCAAATTGTCGCGGCTGGAAAAGAATACTTGGAACATGTGATTGTTGACGGTGATACCACAGCCACGCAATATTTGAATATCAATGATCTTGGTGGAACTCCCGCTGGAACTGAAGCCTTCCTATTGATTGATGGCTTGCGCCACTTGGCACTATATACCAATACCGCCAACAAACGCGCCGGTGGTGCATTGTCTGATGAAGATTACCTCGAAACAGCCAAAATGCTGGGCGTTGCCGGAATCAATGCGGACATTACTAAGTGCGGTTTTATCATTGACAAGAGCGTATATTGGAAGTCTCTTGCATTAGCCACTGTCAAAACCAAAGATGTTTGGGAAGGTGCAACCCTTGCTGGTGGGCAATTAACTGGAATGTGGGGATTCCCCTTGATCGTATCAAACCAGATGTGCTTCGTGTCAGCAGCCAGACTGTCTAACTCGGACGGCTGGGTAAATCAGGATACCACAACCGTTAACCTGTACGGTTCAATTCTGGCTGTGCGTTGGGACCAGTGGAAATTTGGCTGGAAGCGGCGCATGACATTAGAAACAACCCGTGTCCCACGCGCTGACTATACCGAAATCGTCGCTCTGATGCGCTTTGGTCTGGTCTATCGAGATACCGAAGCTGCTGCGCTGTCCTATGGAATCACGGTCTAAGAGGTGATGATATGTATAACCTTAAAAAAGGCGTGGCAAAGTTGACAGACCTGAGAGATGGTATGTCAGCAGTCGGTTTGGGCGTGGGTAATGTTTACTACGTCATCAAAACAACGGAAGCGTTTTATCCAACATTCGTTGAAGACCACGAAGTGCAATATCGGGATGGGAGTTCATCCATCCACAATACGATACAGTCGGGATTGGATGCCTGTGTGGCAAACAGAAATGATTATGTGATAATCAATCCAAGTCAGACGGATTATGATATTACGGCCGCTCTTACCTTGTCTAAAAAGGCAGTTCATTTGATTTGCCCTGCTGGATTAGGTAATAGAGTTGGCTCAACCGCTGCTTGCCGAATCCACTGCCATTCATTCGATGGGGCTGTTTTAGAAATAAGCGATTCGAGCATTGAGGTTGCAGGTCTATATTTAAAAAGTTATGCAAAACAAACAATCCTGAAACTAAAAACCAATGCGTATGCCCCGAACATTCACAACAACAACTTTATATTTGCCCCTGCAAGCACAGACTCACTACCTGTTATTACTAATGTTTGTGCTGGCGACACACTGTATGATGGGGGTTCATGGGGTTCAATAGAAAGCAACTGGTTCGTTAATAGTGCAGGTGCCGCCACTATCCCCATTCTGATTAATATTCATGGGAATGCAAAAGACTGCCGATTTAAATACAATGAATTCACTATTAGTGATACCACCACTGTAACCGTCGGTATTTACAATAACGGTATTGCAGGTACGGCAGATTTCAATACATTCCGCTCTGGAGTGGGGTGTGATTGGACTCACTGTATTTCCCTTCATGCTTCAGGTTCAGCTATTGGCAATAGGGCAACCTGTGCCGATAGTCAAATTGTTACTGGAGGAACTGCAACTCTTAGTTTCTCAGATAATATGAATGGAGCAAGCGGGGGAGCAGTTGATGACGAGACTTAAATAAATTTAGACTTATGAGAGCGGGTAATTCAACCCGCTCTCAAAAGGTATCTATGAAAATAAAAGAATACCGTTTATATGGCGCTGTAAATGCTTCGGGGGATGGAACTTTCAAAAGTGAAACGTCGGTCTTTGGATTGCTCTATGCCGTCCAGTGGATTGACGGGACTTTAGCGGATAACAATACCGCTGTACTATCAAGCATTAACTCTGAAGGCGCTGAAACCCTGTTGACTTTGGGCGCGGGTGAAGGGGATGCGGACGTTAAATATTATCCACGCGCTTTGGCTTGTGATAATGCCGCGACCGCCTTAACTGGCTTAGCTGGCGGAGATCGTGTTTGCCCTGTTGTGTTTGGGAAACTACAACTGGTAATAGCAGCGGGCGGAGTATCAACATCCGGCGGATGTATCTGCTACGTTTTGGAGTAAAGGAGTAATACATGGCTAAATTTTTAAGTGATGCGGCAATTGACGGTGGCTTGAACTATCTTGCCACTGCTACGGAAATAACGATATGTAACGCAGAACCAACCGACTATACCAAAGCTCACACAACCTATATGCTGGTTGCTCACGTTGTGGCTGGTGGCGACTTTGCGATTGCGAACGATTCGAATGGCAGGAAGGTAACTTCGGCTGAACATTTGGCAGTTGCAGTGACTAACCCGGGTACGGCTATATATGTAGCCCTGACCATTACCGGTACAACTACGTTGGTTGGTTACACAACCTGCACTTCCAAAATTTTAGGCGCTGGCGATTCGGTCAATATTCCCGCTTTCAAATTAAATGTTCAAGACCCAACCTAAATGACCCAATACGGCGTGCCTTCGGCTGATGCCTCTAATACAGGCTGGACTACTGCTGATTTATTCAGCAAGGTTGATGATATTCCGGTAGTTGATACGGATTATATTATCTCGACTGGCTCTGGTTCATCCTGTAAATTAGGGACGCTAAAAACAACTGCTGGTGGCGCTTTAGTAGACCCCGTGGCAAGCGGCAACCATGTTATTCATGTCAGGGCAAAACGGGTCAGCACTGCTGGAACATTAGTGGTAGCCCTTCTTGAAGGTGCAACGCAAAGATGCACCACTACTTTAACTCTAACGACAAGTCTTGCAAATTATACCTATACCTTGTCAGCTGAAGAGGCAAACGCCATTACTGATTACACCAATCTTTATATAACCCTGACGGGCGGTGTCAGTGGCACGAAATATGAGTATGTAACCGACATCTCGCTTTATATCCCTGAAACTGCTACTCTGGTTATTGCCGATTTGGCGCAAGCACAACCACTGGACGCGATAAGTACCATGACCCAAATTCATGCGTTGGCAGTAGCGGACATGGCACAAATAAGTCCACTGGATGAAATTACAACCATGACCCAGCTTCACGCGCTCGCGGTAGCAGACTTTGCACAAGCGCAAGTTTTGGATGAACCAGTATTGACTTATCTTGCGCTATTGGAAATACAAGACATAACTCAGGCTCAAGTTTTGGATGAACCCATATTGACCTATCTGACCAATCTTGAGGTGCAGGATTTAGAACAGGCACAAACTCTTGATGAACTGATAATAGCGATCAGCATTACTTTGGTAATTGATGATTTGACACAGTTGCAGGCATTAGATGATGTGGGGATAACACAGATTCATGCTCTGTCAGTTCAGGATATAGCGCAAATTCAAGCGCTTGATGCACCTTCGCTCACGGGCATTATGGCGCTTGCCATAGATGATTTAACTCAGATTCAAACTATGGATGATGTGGCAATCACCAGACTTTTAACACTGGTCATTGAAGATTTACAGCAATCTCAGACGTTGGACGATATGTCGCTGACAGGTATTTTGGCTTTGACGATTGAGGACTTAGTACAGTCGCAAGCGTTAGACCATATTGTTTGGATAACGCCCTTAGACCTTATGGTACAGGATTTGACACAAGCCTCATTTATTGAGAATTTGACAATCACAACCGTTGAGGGAAATCTCTTTGATTTGGTTTTTGATGGAATAAATAACGGAATAAACGAATTGGGCTAATTAAGATGATATATAAATTCAAAGTGGTATATAAGAAACTTGGGATTGGCACTGCACCTTCATCCGCGCCGGTTTGTACGGTAGTGGATTCATCTGATAATGTGCTGATAAACGCACAAGCCGCAATTGCCTTAACAAATTTGACGGGGGTTTACCTTTATTCCTATACGGGCGCGGCGGGGCTTGACCTTGTGGGTTTATTTCACACCACGGATGCCACAATGGACTACCAGGATTTATATTCTTATACCTCTGATTTGATCACCACAAATGTCGATGCAAAAATATCTACCCGAGCAACTCTTGGGGTGGGTGCGGTTGAATGGATTTATAACGTAAAAAATAATTTGGGTGCAAATTTAGCCGATGTAACGGTTTGGGTATCAGATGGGATTGGCGGAACGAATATTCTTGCCAGCGGCCTCACCGATGCTTATGGCAATATAACATTTTATTTGGATGCGGGTACGGTTTACGTCTGGTGTCATAAATCAGGTATTAATTTCTCCAATCCTGACACGGAGGTGGTGGCATGACGAGCGGATCGGGAATCGGAACAATAGCAAGTGGCATCACAAACGGATATGCAACACTGGCGGAAGTAAAGGCCTATGTCAATACGGATGCAATTGATGCGGGTGATGATGCCGTAATTGAGGACATGATCGAAATGGCCAGTCGATTAATTGACGCTGAAACCCACCGCACATTCTACGCGCGCACGGAGACCCGCTATTTTGATTACACCTCCGAGCGCGGCTTGATGCTGGATGACGACCTGCTGACTATTTCAACGTCTGGATTAAAGAACGGAGACAGTACAGTTATCACAACTGCTGACTATAAACTTTTTCCACTCAATTTAAATCAGAAAAGCGAAATCAGACTTTTACAATCATCCTCAATTTATTGGGACACGGACGGCTACAGTAATACTGAAGGTGTTATATCCGTGGCTGGCACGTGGGGCTATTCAGCAACCGCGCCGGATAACATCAAACACGCCTGTATCTCGATTGTCATTTCTGCCTATCACCGGCGCTATGGCGAAGGCGTGGAAGGTGTTGCTACTATAACCGCTGCCGGGGTTGTCGTTACACCTAAGGATATTCCTGCCGATGCCTGGGGAATTATCAAGAGTTACAGGAAACGATTATGACTCTCGCGATCACAACGATAACCAATTCAATAGCGGCATTATCTGTATCTGGCTTGACCATCAAAGACATTGACGAAATCCCGCAGGGATTATCAGACCGAGATTGTCCGATATTAACACCCGATCCGGATAATTTCATCACTGGATTTAAAGCAAAAGCGGATAGTTTAGATAAGACCAGATGGACTGTAACTTACACGCTGAATTACATCTTGTTATATGCGGCAGTTGGCAGTGGACGCACAACGGTGATGGAAAAGTTTAGCGGCATGGTTAGCAAGGCATTTGCGTTTATTGATGCGGTGGCGGCGGCCTTGACTTTAACCGGATCGGTGGATTGGGAGCCTGGCGTTGTGGATAAGTTCGACATTGTAACCATCGGAGAGAATAGCTTTCATTCCTGCCATGTTTCTATTGAGATAACGGAGTTTATTAATTGAGGTGATTTTATGAGCACTGGACGCACATTAAAAAGATTTTCTCGTGTCTATATTAATGGATATGACCTGAGCGGATATACCCGCGAGATTGGACCGCTGGGCTGGACCTATCCAGAAGTAGAACAAGTGGCATTGATGGATAGTGTAAAGGGTGCATTAACTGATACGCCTGAAATATCCATCGGAACACTTAATGGACTATTTGATAACACAGCCACAAGTGGTATTCATGCGGTGCTGAGTGGCGCGGATGCTTCGAGGGACGTACTTATCGCGCTTGGAATTCGAGCCGCACCCGCTCAAGGCGATCCGGCTTTTATGGGTATGTTTAATCAGGCTGGCTATGGCATCGCGCCTTCGGGTGGCGATATTGCACTAACTATCCCATTTGGGAAAATCAGTCCAGCCGAGGGATTGCTATATGAGAAACCCTGGGGCGTGTTATTGCATGAGAACACGGAAGAAGATGATGCGAATTCAGCCGCTGGACTTGATGATGACAGGCGGGCGGCAGAGACTTCATTGGGCGGATTCTTGATGTATCACATCCTGGCAGTTACAGGTACAGGAACGGTAACCATTTCGATTGATGATGCCTCAACCAATAGCGGCGGTTCATTCGGTGCATTATCCGGTGCAACAACCGCAGCGATAGCGCATACTGCCGTGCCATGTGCTGGCATTATCCAACTTGGGGTAACCGCTACGGTAAAACGTTATCTGCGTTGGCAAATGGCACTGTCAACTATAACCGCGTGTACTTTTGTACTCGGATTTGTTAGGGCATAAACGAAAGGAATAAAAAATGGGTGTTCAAACTGGTCGAACTGTAAGTAGATTTACAGAATTTTGGTTTTCAGACGGGACAATGCGCGAATTGCCCGTTGATAGCATCAATGGCGTGGGTTTGACTTACGCGGAAGTCGAATTGACCGCTTTTATGGATGCGATTAAAGGCGCATTACTTGAAACGCCGGATTGTCAGATTGATATAACAGGTCCCTTTGATTCAACCGCAAATAGTGCACATGCCGTATTAAGTGCGGCATGCGGAGTAATGACCCCGCGCTCGCTGGATGTAAAAGTGGGCATTCGACAATCGTACTACGAGGGTGAACCACAATTTGGTATCACTGCATCGTCTACCAGCGGTTTTATTTGTTCGTCTTATATTGCGGATGTGGCTGCCGGTAAATACAGCGCGAAATTCCGCATGTATCCAGGTTCGTCTGCTCCCGCATGGGGAACAGGCAGTGAGGCCGCCTCGTGAGTAAATTAATTCATTCGCCAGTTGAGAAATTTCCGGGTGATGTAACCCTGTTTGATCCTGTACCTTATCCGACATTAATTGCATGGGAGAAGGCTATTGAGATTGAAGGCAGTGTTGAAGATTTAGAGAAACAACTGGCAATGTTCGGCGGTGTAAGAGCAATGGTTGAAAAATGGGATATTCCCGACTTTGATATTGACAATCCAGTCTCTACCCCTCGAACATCCGTACTGAATTTATTAGCATGGCTTGTCACCGAAATTGGCAAAGTAATTAATGGAGAACCTGACCCAAACTGATAGCCGCCCGTGTTTTCGATTATTGCGAGAATGACGGGCGGAAGCCAATCGAATTACAAACTGGTCAGTATATTGACAGATTTGGAGTGCAGGCAGTATTTGGCAGGCCTTTATTCTTGCATGAGATGAAGGAAATAATTATAGCGGAAAATATCGAAGCGGCATACAAGACGCGGGCGGCGTCTGGTAATTGGGCTGAATGGTCGAAAAAAAATCCTGGAATGGCGGAGATATTGAGCAAGGCGGCACATGGCTAATATAGAAATCAAAATTAACACTATTGTTGACAAGGCCATAGCGGATATTAAAAAGGCCGCTGGCGCTGTTGACAATCTTGGTGACTCAGCAAAAAAATCCAGTCAGGGCGCAATTGATTTCTCCAGCGCCATGATTGGTTTAAATCAGGCTTTAGAAGTTGCTAATAAAGTCATGCAAGCCGTCAAAATGGTGCATGATGAAACCGTTGGCGTATTTATCAGTTATGCCGCGCAAGTTCGGGATATGTCACGGGCTACGGGGGAGAGTGCTGAACAATCCAGCCGCATGATTCAAATAGCCGATGATGTGGGGGTCAGTTACGACAAATTAAAAGTATCCCTACAAATGGCCGCGCGTCAGGGAATAGACACATCGGTTGAATCCCTGAAAGTATTATCAGATGAATATTTAACTCTTGCGCCAGGAACAGAACGGATGCAATTCCTGTTGGAGAAATTCGGCCGTTCTGGCGCTGATATGGGTAAGCTCATGGAGATGGGCGCGAGAGGGATTGACAAATTAAATAATAGTATTGAAAGTGGATTAATTCTGACCCCAGAAATACTGAAACAAGCAAAAACGCATGAAATTCTGGTTGATGTGCTGGAAGATGAAATCGCGGCACAAAAGGTACTGGCAGGTATAACCATAGGGGGAATTGAGGATAGCGCATTATTAAATCGTGCTGTTCAAGAACGAATGCAGACCATGATGGAAGAGGAAGCCGTTACACAACAACGTAATTTAACTGACCAGGAACGAAAGACTTTTATTTTACAAAATGAAGAGGCTGTCAGGCGACAAATTCTTGCGGAAATAGATTCAAAAATAGCGACTGAAAATACCGCCGGGGCTGTTGCCGGATTAGCCGCCGCAGAACAGGCCGCTGTAGGCGCACTTGATGAACTAAGTGCCGCTCAAAAAGGATTGGAGGCTGCACAAAAAGGTTGGCTTGCAACTACTGCTAATGAGGTAGCATCCGCGCTGGGTACTCTTGGTGTTAAAGGACAGGCATACAAGGACGCACTGGTTGTAATTGATGAGGTTATGGGGACGCAGAAAGTAGCCGAGCAGGCACATAAAGACGCGATCAAAGAAATTACCGATCAGTATAAAAAGACTGGTGATATTGAAGGCTTCAGAACTGCATTGGCTGGATTAAAAGATAATGAACTTCCACAAACAACAGATGCGCTTGAGGCGGCCCGCAAAAAAGCAGCGGATTTAAACACACAATTGGAAAATTTGCGCATACAGGCTGCAAAGCCGATTGTATTAAATGTCGTATGGAATGTTACCGGAAGTGCGCCTGCCGGAACAGGCGGTTCTTTGTCTGATATACGACCCGAGGGTCAACCAGCGGGTGGACCATGAATCTAAAACTTTATACCTATAATACACACGCCATAAATGATACGACCAATTACAGCGGTTTTATTTCCGGTGATATAAAACTGCAAGGGGATAGCCGCACCCTTTTAGTTAATCGTTCTGGCCGCCGCCCTGTTCACGCCGCCAAAGTTTTATCTGGTTATGAAATGAAGATAACCATCGAAATGAAGGGAACGGTATCCTCTCAGATTGATACATTAAAAACCTGGTTTGATGTAGAGGATGAAACCCCGCGCAAATTAATTTGCAAAGACACGGCTAACTCCGATAAGCAATGGTATCGAATGGCAACCACCGCTGATATGCCGAGATTCAAATCGAAAGATTCCATCGAAATCATCCTGTCAGTTGCCGATCCAGTCTGGCAATCCGAATCAGAAAATACTGACCCGTGGACTATCACGGCTTCCGGTCAGACCAATGTTGTGGCAGTCGGTGGTAACGTCTTCGCGCGCCCGCGTTTTGTGATCACGCCAACGGCAGCGGCTGGTTCTCGCTATGCTTACCGGCAATTATGGACGTGGCGTAATCCAAACTCTGTTGCCATGCTCAATGAAGGGTTAAATATCGTTAATACCGTTTGGAATACCGCCGCACTTGTGGCATTGGCCGCTATTCATGTCACTATTAATGATGGCGATGGGATTACCGCTGGAGATGCCACTATTACTTATGATGGTGAGGTGGGTACATTTCCAACTTCCGGCATGGCCTATATGGGTACAGAACAATTTAGTTATACCGGAAAATCATCCACTGAATTAACCGGATGCACAAGGGGTATCAATGGCACGACCGCCGTCACCCATGCTAACGATGTGGTTATCTATTCCTCGAAAATACAAGCAGATGGGGATGATGTGCGCGTTTTTCTTGATGGGGTAGAAACTAATCGTTGGTTGCAGGACATGAATACTGCCAATACAAAAATATGGGTTGTACTTGATTTCCAACCAGGTATCAGCTTAACACTTAATACAGCATTAATTGACACTGGCGCTGTTGGCACGATCACAATTAAAAATACAAAATCAAACGAAACGGCAATAAAAAAATTTCCCCCCTCCGGCGTGGTGGCAATTGAAAATGAATTATTTACCTATACCGGGGTGAATATTAAGGATTTCAAACTGACTAATTGTACGCGCGCGGTTAAGGGAACTGCCGCAGCTGCACATGCCACGTTGACCGCAATTTATTGGATCGAACATGAAATATATGTTTATTACAGCAATCAGACAGCTGAAACGCCGGTTACAGATGATACGCATAAACCGATTTTTGACCTGACCAGTACCAATACAAGCCATGTTTATACCTCATTTTGGGATACGACCGGATTACGCGCCGGATCCTGGATGCCATCCCTGGTTAAAACGGCTAATACTAAGGACCCCGATAATAAATCTGATTATTACACCGGCAATAACTTGGCTTTGGCCGATCCTGCCACTGAAATGGGCGCGGTCATGTATGCATGGTTATCTGGCGCTGTCTGGAAGCCGGAAAATGCGGTCATTGAATGGAATTTGTATACACCGGCGACATTAACCGAAATTACCGCCACGGGTCAAAAATATCGGGCTGGCACAAACTGGCCGACGGGCGCAAAATTCCTTAAGTCAGTTAATGGCATAAACTGGACAACGGTCTGGACAGAAGCTACGCCCGCAGCCGCGGCTGGCTGGGAAGCGCTTACTGCTCACTCGGCTGTATCAATCGGTTCTGGTTACCCGTATGTCAAATTCTCATTCAGTGGTTCGATTGGCGCAACAGCCAGTAATTACGCGGCTTTAGAAGTTGAAGCGGCGACCATGACCCTGGCCAGTGCGACTATTCCTCAATGTATTTTTACACCCGCCGAGGAAGCCTGTTATTTCATCGATGCCAAGATCACCAATAATACTTCCGGGGAATGGATACGGGTTACCACATCCATGCTATTAAGTACCGCCCTGACCATTGACTGCGAAAATAAAAAAGTCTATACCGCCGATAATACGCCCGTGGGAAAAATCGAATGGTCGAGTAACCGCAAAGACTGGCTTAATTTGTCGCCCTTAAATAATACCCTGCAATTTGACGACACTGGTTCGGTCGGTTTAACGTGTCCTGTCTGGTGGAGAGATAGAAATTCATGAACTGGCTTGATGTTATTGCCCCGATAACGGGAGATGGAAATAATACTGGATGGGTGGGCTACACCGGACGTATCCTTGTGCCTGCTGCCGATATTTCCAATACGGGGATGGAATATTTACGGGCAACCTGGTATGCCTCAAGTTCGGCAGGATTTTATATTACGAAAGCCTATGTCGGACATGCGGCTGATTCAGGGGATGCCTATGACTTTGAAACAACTCCAATTCAAATGTTTTTTGGTGGCAATGCTTATGCCAATATAGGCGCGGCAGACAATATCGTTTCTGATGAAATTTCATTCACAATCACCGCTGGAAAAAATCTTATTTTCTCATTCTATGTTGAAGCTGGCAAAGAAGCTACTGACGATATACGCAGACAAAGCTCCAAAACTGGATGGATGGCATACTTTAAGATAGGTGACGATGCCGCCACGGTAGACGCCACGGGATATGGCACTGAATTAACAGATGTCGCTTTGGGCATATTTAAAATCGAGGCTTGTAATTATCCATCCTCAGAAGGTAGCCGCATCAGTTTATTTAATCATCATGGGCAGTGGTTGACAGAAATAAATGCCACATTCAACCGTGGTTATAAGCTCAATGAATTTGGCGTTGGCACTTTCACCATGTCCACGCAGGACCCAAAATGCCGTGAAGATTATCTCCAGTTTGGCAATTTCGTTTTGGTTGAACATGACAAACTGCCGGTATGGGGCGGAATGATTGATACACCCAGACAATGGGGGGTTGGTTCGGTTACTTCAACTGCTTATAGCGGTGAATATATCCTGACAACCATGATAACCGATAGAACCAGTACGAATAAAGGTGCATGGGGCGTGATTTATCAAAATCTGGTTGAGGAAACATTCAATAACGATATTGGCGGGATAATAAAAATTGGTTCGATATTTGGCGGTGGAAAATCAATTCAGCATGTTTATCACTTTGCAAATATTTATGAGGAAGTGGTCAAACTTTCAAAGGATAGTGGTAATGACTGGGAATTTATACCTTCGATTGATACAAATGGCAGGCTTTACTTCACAGCCAACTGGTATGAGAAACGGGGAATGCTCAAACAATATACGTTGTATGAGGACTTTAATATAAAACTATCCAGCCGATTATTACAAGAGCAGGGGCGCATTGCAAATCAATTGAGAATCTATGGGGAGGGTGCAAATTGGCAAACCCGATCAGTCGCCAAACGACATGACAAAGAAAGTATTGGAAAATATGGAGCGCGCTTTTTGGCACAAGCCAAAGAAGGGGATGACCTTAATGCCAATGCTGACCAGTTGATTAAAGATTTTGCCTATCCGCGCAAAACCTATGACATAGCCGCGATTGATATTGATGATACCTATTACCAATGTCGGATTGGGGATAAATTACCAATCTCCTGCCATAGCGTCGGATTTAGCGGGTCTGGTTTTGGTTCAACCGCAACCGTAAGAATATTACAAATGGCTTATGACGAAGAAAATAACGGCTTGAAATTGGTAGCCGACGAGGTTCGATAATGCCCGGAACAGATTTAATTGAAGGCAACTATAAACAGATAATTCTCGGTCTTCTGGCACGCGTAAAGCATTTGGAAGAAGCCGAAGTTCACGGCTCTGAAGCCGCTGATTCTTTTGACAGTCTGGGTGATATGCGGGCGGGTAGATTTCTGGCACTATCTTCCGGTCAAGAGCCGGAGGATGCCGATGCTTGCGGCGTTGTCATGGATGCTGACGGACATGTATTCGGCGATGATTCCTACAATCATTATGGGGTTAATCTCGGCATATTTCAGTTTGGATTTAGCGCAACAACGGGTAAGGGCGTTCTGTGCAACGGAAATATTACCTTAGATATTGACGGCATTACTGGCACTGACCTGCTCAAATGGATGGTCAAACAGACCGCTACTAACAGCACCAATATCCGCACGGGTAAACTGGGCATGGCACTGGCAGAGGGTGGAGCAGTCCCACAATGGGAAATGTCGCTGGAATCTCCCGCAGGTGATGCGGTTACTATTGTCAATGGCGATTTTGCCACTGGCGATTTAACGGGCTGGACTAAAACCACCGAAACCAACGGGGCGTGGGATGTTATCTCATATTTTGATAACTATGTAGGGAGGTTTTATAGGTTTAATGAAACTGGCAGTCCCATTAACTGTGTTGGTGTTTTGACAAGCGACAGAATAACTGATATTACGGCGGGTTTAAATTATCTATTCGGGTTTAGAGTTCAATGTTTTAAAGCTCTTGCAATTCCGAATGTTGCATGGGCGACCGTCAAAATTGAACTCAAATGGTATGACCATGCTTCAGCGGGCAATCTGCTTAGAACGGACGTTGTCTATACTGGACAACCAGTTTCATGGACAACACAATCACTGGCAGTTCAAGCCCCAACAGGCGCATTATCCTATACCATAGTTGCCACCCTGCCAAGTACGGCACTGCAAAGTGATTACTTTGGATTATTTTACATTGACGACTTCGCCATGTCCGAAATCACAGTCAATCAAAAGATATGGCTGGAAGACGCGGGAGTCGGACTAAAAAACTCACTCGGAGTAAGTGGACTTCTTGATTGGGGAACATACACGCCGACACTTACAAATGGCGCAAATGTGGATGCAAGTACGGCTTATCTATGCCAATACTTCCGAGTTGGCAATATGGTTACCGTAAGTGGACAAATGGATATTAATACTAACTCAACAGGCGCTTCGGCTATAAGCATGACGCCACCAATCGCCTCGGCATTTACAAATACAATTCAAGGAGGCGGAACAGGATGTACGTCATTAAAGGATAGCGGGAGACTATCGCCCAACGTAGCCAGTGGCGGAATTGAAATGTATTGGACGGCAATTACTACGTCCAATACTGTATGGCGTTTTATATATTCATACTTGATTGTGTAATGACTGGCAGAAAAATGACAAGTAAGTTTTGTGGACAATTGAAGGAAACGAGGTAACACATGGCAATAACTGCACCGCTTGTAAACGCAAAGGTTGAGGATCATTTCACAAAACACGCAGATGTTTATGACCCCCTAATTAAAAAGCATGAAATATTATTACTTGGAGAAGGTGGCGATAACGGTATTTGCAAAGATGTAAACGAAATCAAAAATGGATTTAAGACTATTAAAAGCGTGGGCGTTGGAATTATCATTGTTGTGGGGGCTGATCTCGCAACCAGATTAATGAGCATCGTAAAGTGACTGGCGCGGATTGCGGAAATGTCGTAATCTGGAATAGATGAGTAAATCGGAGGTATATGAGTAAGCGCACCTTAATTGCAATCAGCGCTGATAAACACTCCGGTTCCTCACTTGGATTAATTAATGGCACATTTGAATTGCAAGATGGCGGTTCATACACACCCAGCCCCCTGCAGAAAATTATCTGGAAACAATATGAGGAATGTTTGGACTTCATTAAATTGGAGCGCAAAAATTCCCGCCTGATTTGGATTGAGAATGGCGATCCCTGTGAGGGGATACACCATCAATCAACCCAACTTGTAAGCGCAAGGGTCGATGAACATGAGCAAATAGCAAGCGACATTCTGGATTACTCATTTCAAAAAGTCGGCATGACAAAAGGCGACCTAGCTTACATGACAGCCGGTACAGATGAACACGGCGGGAATGGATCTCAATCAGAGAACAGGTTGGCAGAAGATTTTAATTATTTTATCCCACAATATTCTAAAGAATCTAAAAAGCCGAACCGTTATACATGGGATAGATTGTTACTCAAAATAAACGGCGTTCTTCTGGATATTGCGCATCATGGCGGGTCGGTTGGCAAGCGGGCATGGACTTCTGAAAACGGAATGCGAAATCTTATCAAGTCGTTTTACTTGCAAAGTCTTGAAGACAAAACGGAATTACCGCGTTATTGGGTTCGCTCACATCTGCATCAATATGTTTATTCTGGCATCTATTCCGGCAAGCACGGCAGCATTGAAGGATTTGTAACACCCTCATTCCAATTCAAAACCGGCTATGCTTACAAGTTTGCCGGTCATCAATTATCAGATATAGGTATGCTGATTATCGGAATTGAAGAGGATGGGCATTGCTGGCATAAGTGTATCATGGCAAATTACCAGCAAGACAAAATACAGGTGATTTAATGGAAATAAACCGAAACGATTTACTTAATGATTTATTAAAGACACTTCCTCCACAATTAAAACCGGACGAGGTAACCGCGCAAATGGTCAGCAAAGCGTCCGGTTATAGCATCAATGGCGCAAGGGTATTTTTAGACCGGCAAGTAGCCAGTGGATTACTGGAAAAACATGAGGCGATGAACGGCGGACAAATGATAATGGCATATCGAAAGAAAGGATAAATAAAATGATATTCGGTAAATATTATTCAGCGGAGGGGATTTATGAGATTGGTGGCAAATTCTTAAAACCACGATGGTTTGCCAATCTCACCAAGATTGATGTAATGGAAGCCAAAACCCTAATCGAAACGGGTTATGATGCTTCACCAGCCAAGCGAAGCAAAACTATCTTATTGGCTGGCATTGCACAGTGGGAGCGAGTATTACATGGCGGTTTTGGGGATTGGTATGCTATGGCTGCATTACATTGTTATGATAGTACCGTGAACGCAGGCACTTGCCCGGAATGGGCTGGGGCTTTCTTGTCATCAAATAACTTTGTGATTCACGAATATGCTCCCACCAAAATCGTTTACATGCGCCCTGAAGCGGACTTGTATATGTACTTCAAGGATTCACCAGAGCCGGTTGTAGTTCCTCCAGTGGTAGTTCCTCCAGTTGTTACGCCCCCGATTGAAGAACCAGGCGGCACTACTGGTGGTACTACTGGTGGTATCACAATTCCTGCCAGCATTGACATCCATATTTACGATCACAGTAAACCGAAGGTGTGGTAAAATAATATCAGAGTAACGACAGATTTGAACAATAGAAGGCGGACTTTCGGGTCAGCAACAGATTAGAGTCTGCGGGATCCTTCGTTCAGAATGTCGTAATTTTATCATTATAAGAGGGCATACATAGGGTTAATCCGATTGTTACTCCCTCTTATCTGACCGCTCCTGTAAAGTGTACTCGGGTTCATACTCGACAGCGATACAGGGGCGGTCTTGATTTATGATATAATAAATAATATCATGGAGAAGAATAATATTCCAATTAATTCTAAATATAGTTTATTGGTTGAATCATTACCAATTGAAGTATTTTTAACGGATGAAGGGTATTGTGCAGTTTATGAACCATTAG